AAAAAATTTACACTATATAGTTTTTGCTGGTGGTGGTAAATCCAAAATTAAAACGCTTCAAAGTATAGGTAGAGGATTGCGTTTACATGAAAAGAAAAATACTTTATACATAGTTGATATTGCAGATCAACTATATTATGGAATGCAGCATCAGAGTAAAAGAATCGAGTTTTATGATCAAGAGAAAATATCTTCACAATTGTTAAAATTATATGAAAATTAAAGAACCAGTTAAAGAACCAGTTAAGGAAAAAGTTAAAAGAAAAAAACAAGATAAGCCGCATTATGTCAATGCGAGAGAATTCGAAGATGCTTTGATAAAATATTATGATGATGATAAAATAAGCGATTATATTGGGCAGAGTTTACATAAAATAGCAACAGGGTTATCGTACGCTCCCAACTTTATAAATTATTCCTTCAAAGAAGATATGGTAGGTGATGCAGTTGTTAAAATGTACCAAGCCATATTGCATAAAAAATTTAAATTGAATAAAGGTTTTTCTCCTTTTGGTTATTTTACAACCATCGCATATCATGCTTTCATATGTCGAATAAAAAAGGAAAAGAAACATCATGAGGTCATTGAAGAGTATAAGGAAAGAAACTTTGATTTAATGATGCAAGGTTCAGAGGATTTTCCCTCACATAAAGTTTATAGTAGACCAGCACCTTTGGACAAAGCCGATTATACCTACTAATAAATGAAAAAAATAGCGATATATAGCGATTTACATTTAGGTATACATCAGAATAATTCAAATTGGCACAAGATAGCCGATGAGTGGTCTGATTGGTTTATTGATGATTTAAAAAAACAAAATTTAGATACTTTGTTTTTTCTAGGAGATTATTTTCATTCTAGATCAGAGATATCTGTCAATACTCTTCATTTTGCATCGAGTATGATACATAAATTTAAAGATTTTGATATCAAAATGCTGGTTGGTAATCATTGTAGTTTTTATAAAGATAGGCCAGATATACATTCACTTTCCATATTTAAAGGATATTCCAATATTGAGATTGTGGATAAGCCTAAAAATTTTGAAATCTTTGGTAAAAACGTTTTTATGGCTCCTTGGGGTACTGAAATTGATCAGATAAATGATTGTGATGTATTGATGGGGCATTTTGAAATTGAATCGTTCAAAATGAATCCTTCAAAATTTTGCGAACATGGTTTCACGGCTACTCAGTTGTTGAAAAAAACCCATCTTATATTCAGTGGCCATTTTCATTTGAGAGATGAACGAGAATATAAGAACGGTAAAATAGTATACGTTGGAAATCCTTTTCAAATGGATTTTGGTGATTATGGTGATAGCAAAGGTTATTATGTTTTAAATTTTGAAGATTTGAGCTATGATTTTTTTGAAAACAATATATCACCTAAACATAAAAAGGTTAAACTGTCTGAATTGGATACGAATAAAGATGCCATTTCTAATAATATTGTTAAAATTATTGTAGATAAAAAGATAGAAGATGGTGGATACGACAAATATTCTCAAAATGTATCTAATTTAAAACCCTTTTCTTTTTCTTTTGACAATTCTATGGATTTAGATGAGCCTAAATTAGATGAGGAATCTGAAAATATTGATATGTCTGGTGTTGATTTTTCCAAAGCTATAACAGATTTTGTCGATATTATGAACATCGACAATAAAGAAGATGTTTTGAATTACATAATGGATTTATATAAAAGAATATGAAAAAAATAATATTTAAAACTTTAAAATTAAAAAATTTTTTTAGTGTTGGAAATGAACCTGTTGTTATAAATTTTCAAAAAGGTCTTAATATTATAACAGGTATCAATAAAGACTTAATGGATAGACAAAATGGGACTGGTAAAAGTACTATTATAGACGCTTTTCATTTTTCTTTGTTTGGGGAGACTACTAGAGATTTAAAAAAGGAATTTGTTTGCAATAATATAACGAATGAAATGTCTGAAGTGTCTTTAGCATTTTCTATAGGTGATGATCGATATGAAATATATAGAACATTGAAGCCTTCCAAATGCTACTTGTACCATAATGAGGAAGATATAAGCAGGGATAGTATGTCTAATACTACTGAATATGTTTTATCATTACTTAAAATAACACCAGAGATTTTTTCTAATTGCATATGTCTTTCTATAAATTCTACAGTTCCTTTCATGGCTCAGAAAAAGATAGAAAAAAGAAAATTCATAGAAAATGTTTTTAATTTGAACATTTTTTCTGAAATGAATTGTTTTTTAAAAGAAGATTATTCTGATGTTAAGAAAAAATTGGAATATAATAGAGAAATGCATGTCCAATCGGAAAACAATTTAAAAATATTATTTGAAAAAAATAAAAAAATAACCGAGGAGCGTCTTAATAGAATTTTACATTGTGAGGATAATGTAAAAGAATACTCTGAGGAGATTGCTCAGTTGAATGAGTTCATATCTAATTATAACCCATCAGATAGTAAAAAAAATGAAATAAAAATACAGAAATTGTCAGATAAGGAAATTGAAAGAAATAATGCTAAAGATATTCAAATTAATGAAATCTCTAGATTAAAAACTAGTATAGATTTTTTGAATAAGAATCTATCTAAAATAGGGACCAAGGAAAGTAAATGTCCAGTTTGTTTAAAATCGTTAGATGATCACGATTTTGAATACATTGAAGAGGAGAAAAACAAAATTTTAAAAGATATTGAAAATTTCAATAAAGAAATGTCTTCAAAAAGTGTAGAACTTCAAAATTTAAAAAAAGAAATAGAGTTGATAATAAAGGCTAAAAATGTTTTAAATCAAGAAATAAACATTGATAAATTAAAAGAACAAAAAATAGTTAATGATAGAAATAAAATAACATCTTTGAATAAAAAGATGTTAGATCAACAGAAAGAAATAGATTCTTTAAAAAGTTTAAACATTAAAGAGAATGACGATACGGAACTATATGAAAAAAAATTACAAGAGATAAAGGATGGGATCGATGTATTAGTTTCCAAGATGTATATTTTGGAAAATGTTAAATTTGCTTTGTCCGAGGAAGGTATAAAAAGTTTTGTGGTCAACAAAATGTTGAAATTGTTCAATGGTAAAATATCGCATTACTTGAAAGAAATGAACTCAAACATAACCGTGCAATTCGATCAATATTTTGAAGAAACTATTAAAAATGAGAGAAATAAACCTACGATGTATTTTAATTATAGCGGAGCGGAGAGAAAGGCTATAGACTTGGCTATCATGTTTGCTTTCATAGATATTTTGAAAATGCAGACCAATATTAATTACAATGTTCAATTTTATGATGAATTATTGGATACTAGTTTAGATTCATCTGGAGTTGAAAGTGTTGTGAAAATATTGAATAGTTTTGTGGATAATGATAATTATGGCATATATGTCATCTCCCACAGAAAAGAATGTTCGAAAATGTCAACTGGTGAAGTTGTATTTTTGGAAAAGGATAATGGTATAACGAAAAGAGTTGCTATTGAGGTTTGATTTATTCGATGTTTTAAGTATATATTTTAAATACCATGATTCAGTTACCAAGCAATTTTATAACGTCTCCCTTATTGAAAAATTCTAGAAATTATGAACCTATTTTGCAGAAAAAAAATAATGTTGATGATTTAACTCCACCAGAGGCCAATGTTCCTAGAGTATTACAATACTACGCTGATTATAGTGGGTGTGGTTTCTGGAGAATGATATGGCCAGAGCATTTGTTGAATGCTTTCAATCACTTCACGGTTCATGGTTCTACAGTGATGAATTTGGATCCTAGATATTATGTTAATGTCAAAGCTGTAAGAATACAAAGGCAAGCTACTTCACATCAACTTAGATTCGTCCAATTCTTAAAAGAGATATCTAAAGAAATTGGGTTTAGAGTTATATATGAAATTGATGATTTAATATTTGCCGAAGATATTCCAGAGTATAACAAATATAAGCCAGCTTTTACTGATCCAGAAATTAGAAAAAACTGTCAAGAAATTATGTCTTTGTGTGATGAAATTACGGTAACTTGTCCATTCATGAAGCAATATTATATGGAAAAAACTGGACACAAGAATGTCACAATAATTCCAAATTTCCCTCCTAAATTTTGGCTTGGTCATTTTTATGACGAAAAGCAAATATCTAATAATTACGATACTTATAAATCCAAACCTCGTATACTATATGCTGGATCTGGTGCTCACTTTGATGTTGATAATAGAGTAAATCAAAACGATGATTTCGCCCACGTTATTGATGTTATAGCTAAAACTGTAGACAAATATCAATGGGTTTTCTTAGGTGCATATCCATTGCCTCTTAGAAATTTGGTACAATCTGGTAAAATAGAGTTTCATCCTTGGACTAATTTATATTTTTACGGTGAGAAAATTAAAAATCTAAGAATAAACATGCTAGTTGCTCCTTTGCAGAATAATAATTTTAATAAATCCAAATCAGATTTGAAATTGATAGAGGCTAATGCTTTTGGTTTACCAATTGCTTGTCAAAATCTATGCACTTATGAAAACGCTAGATTTAAATTTGATACTGGGGAAGAAATGATAGATATGATTGGCGATGTTCTTAGTAAGAAGGGTAGATACATGAATATATCTGGTAGAGCTAGATCCGATGCTAATAAAAGATGGTTAGAGAATGATGATAATATTAAATGCTATCAAGAATTATTTTCTTTACCCTATGGTCATAAAGATAGGAAAATTTTGAATGCTATTAACGGTATAGTTGTTTAATTAAAAACAAAATGCTTGGATATGTAAAATATGTTAATATTGGATACCATAGTGGATAATTCAATATTAACATTGTTAAGCCTCCAATTATTAATGATAGCCAAAAACTCATACATATCCAACAGGATAAAAGTTTTCCTAAAAATTCATTTTTAAAAGATACGATATCTATGAATTTATCAAAAGTGTATATGTATTTTTTATTAAAAAAAATATGGGATATTGTTGTTGTTAGTGGTGAAAAGAACCATAGTATGAGTATGCTGTTTACTATAAATAACCCCATTACATACGCCGTTGTCATTTTTTCAAATACTCTTTAATTCTGGATATAAAACCGTTTCTCAAATTTCTTTCCGCACATGAATTACATCCACCTTGTCTTTTTATAGCGTCTAATGTTCTATTGTATTCGTCTCTAAGGGATTGACAATCGGTTATCTCTTGTGGACACGGTTGGTTGTTATCGAAAAATCTGCTTGCAATGTCTTCCATAAACTGTATAATTATATTTATAATTAAAACAAAAAATTCAAATGTATAGAAATTTGTCATATAATTCTAAAAAACAATGTATGAAAATCTTCACTTGGAGTGAAGATGGTCAAAGAATCGTAGCAGATACATCATATCGACCTTATTTGTATTTGGAGACTAATGGTGATCATGAAGCGGTGAGTATTTTTAACACAAAATTAAAAAAGAAATCATTTTCAACTCAATTTGATAGATTAAAATATGTAAAAGAACTTGACCCATCTACTAGATTATTCGAGAACTTAAATGTTTATCAGCAATTTTTGATCGACATGTTTCATAATGAATATCAAAAACCTGATTTTTTAAAACATCCTTTAAAGGTTTATTACTTGGATATTGAGGTTTATTCTAAAGATGAAGGATTTCCCCATCCAGAACAAGCCAATGCTATAGTTAATGTCATAACGTTATATAATTCTTTGGATGATGTATATCATACTTGGGGTTTGAAGCAATACAAATCCAAAGAATCGAATATATATTATCACCATTGTTCTTCGGAGAAACAATTGTTGGAGAAATTTATATCTTATATCGAAAAGGATCATATGGATGTATTGTCTGGTTGGAATAGTAAACTTTTCGATATACCATATTTGGTTAATAGGATTCGAAAGATATGTGGAGATGAAGATGTTTTAAGATTGTCTCCAACCAATAATGTTTATAGTAGAAAAGCATTTGGTAAATTTGGAAGAGAAGAGACTGTTTGGGTTTTAGATGGAGTCTCTTCTGTGGATTATATTGATGCGTATAGAAAATTTTGTTTAATTCCTAGAGAGAATTACAAATTAGACACTATAGCATCCATAGAGTTGGGTGAGAATAAAGTGGATTATGGTGGTGGTAATTTTTCTGATTTGGCCGATAATAATTGGGAAACATTCGTAGACTATAATATTCAAGACGTTAAAATTCTAGTAAAGCTGGATAACAATTTAAGATATATGGAGCTTTTAAGGTCTTTGTCCGTGACTGGTTTGACAACGATGGAGAGTGCTTTGCATAGTATAGGTGTTATAACTGGAGCAGCTGCAATAAGAGCTAGGGCTAGAGATAAAAAAATACCTACTTTTATAAGAGATTCTGATAAAATTTCCAAAAACGAAGGAGCTTTTGTGAAAGAGCCAGAGTCTGGTATACATAAACATTTGGTATCTTTCGATGCCAATTCTCTTTATCCCAACACTATGATAACTCTAAACATATCTCCTGAAACAAAGATTGGTGTTGTTATAGAAGAGAATGAAAATGAGATAAAATTGAGGGATGTTAACGATAAAACTCATACTTTATCTAAAAGTTCATTTAAAAAACTTATAGAAAAGGAAAGTATATCTATTTCTAAAGCAAATGTTTTATTTACTCAAAAGAAAAAGGGTTTATTTCCTGAGATAATTGATATTTACTATAAAAAGCGGGTTGATGCTAGGAAAGAATTGAACAAATTAGAAAGGGAAATATCGGAAATGGAGGATGGAGATGCTAAAGATGTATTAAAAAATGAGGCGAAACTTTTCGATATCAAGCAAATGACTTATAAAATTTTCTTAAATTCAATTTATGGCGCTTTTGGTAACAAGTATTTTGTTTTAGGTGATGATGATTTGGCTAGATCTATAACTTTGACAGGTCAATCTATTATTAATGAAGGATCGAGTGTTTTAACAAATTATGTGGAGAATATAGTTGAAAAGAAAGTGTCTAGGGATGTTATTAGATATATAGACACCGACAGTTTGTTTTTTTCATTTGATGAAATTATCGAAAATAATAAAATTGTTTTTTCTGAAAAAAATAAAGTTACAAAAGAGATGTATGATCTTATAGATGATGCTACAAAATATTTAAACGAAAATATTAAAAAATGGGCTGAGATTGAACTTAACAGTAAAGATCCTAGAATAGAATTTAAGAGAGAAAAAATATGTGATCTTGGTATGTTCTTGAAAAAGAAACATTACATATTACACATATTAGATTCTGAAGGCATAAAATGTGATAAATTTAAATATACTGGTGTTGATGTGGTAAAAAGCACTATGCCTAAAAAAGTTAAACCTTTTGTAAAAAATATCGCAGAAACTCTTTTGACCACGATGGATCATTCTAAAACGAATGATGTTATTGTTAAAGCGCATGATGAATTTTTGAAACTTTCATTGGAGGAAATTTCTACTATAGTTGGTATAAAAAATTACGATAAGTATTCCAAAATGTGTCAAGAGTTTCAAACTGTTAAAGGTATGCCTTATCACGTTAAAGCTGCATATTATCACAATTTACTTTTGGATAGGTTGGAATTGGGTAAAAAATATGAAAAAATACAAAGCGGAGATAAGATTAAATTGTTTTATTTGAAACAACCTAATCGTTTTGGTATAGATTCCATAGCTTTTAAATACTATTATCCAGATGAATTTAGGAGTTTGTTTGAAATAGATTATGAAAAAATGTTTGATAAAATAATATATTCTCCAGTTCAAAAATTTTTCAAAACAGTGAATTGGATACCTCAAAAACCTAACAATATGGTAGCTTGTAATTTGATGGATTTTTTATCTGAATAGTGTTGACATTTCGTATATTTTTGTTAAATTATAGTCTATGGAAAATAAAGTTAAAGTATTCATTGATCATGTTGGACACACAATTGTTGGAGAACTTTTGGGTGAAGAAAATAAAATTTTAAAAATCAAAAATCCAGCAATTTTGATCGCATCTCCAAATAATAACGGTCAACTTACAGTTCAACTTGTTCCCGTCTTCTTTAAAGAATTTATAAAGCAAGATAAGAGGGAAAATGGTTCTGTTTTTAATTATAATGTGGATAACATTGTGTCTTCTGAAGTCGATTTGGAAACACGTTTGTTGGAACAATATGTTGGAATGTTCACACCAGCACCTAAAGTTGAAAATAAGGAGACTCCGACAATCAAATTGTTTGATGAGTAATTAAATCTAATATTTGATGCTAAAAAAATCCGTGAGAGTTTGACTTTCACGGATTTTTTGTTAACATATATACATGGCTAAAAATAAAAAAGAATCCGATGTAGGTGATGAAACTGTTGGTGATATTGAAGACGCTTTTAAGGTTTTAGAGGACTTGAATCCAGAAGCTGCGTATCTTAATCAGAACACCTTGTCTACGGTTAAGGATTGGATTGACACTGGTTCAATGGCTCTAAATGCTGTTATATCTGGTTCTATATATGGCGGTATTCCTATGGGTAGGATTACTGGATTAGTTGGTCCACAAGCTTGTGGTAAAACCTTAATTGCAAATAAAGTTATGGCAAATGCTCAAAAGAAAGGAATGCATGTTGTATATTTCGATACTGAAAATGCTTTAGATCCAGATACCGCTATTTCTTTAGGTTGCGATGCTAAAAGAATTAAACATTGTCCCATAGAAATCATTGAAGATTGTAGAAATCAAATAGTTAAATTTTTGAAGAATATTGTGGATAATAAACTTCAAGGAAAGGTTATGATAGTTATAGATTCTTTGGGTAATTTGATATCCTCCAGAGAGGCTAAAATTATAGAAGATGGGAAGGATAGTGCTGACATGGGAGCCAGAGCCGTTTCTTTAAAAAGCATGTTGAGAGCTATTACACACGCCGCAGCTAAGGCTAATTGCGCTGTTTTATTCACAAATCATGTATATGATAATCCAGCAGCACTATATCCAACATTGGTAAAAAACCAGAGTGGAGGTTCAGGTCCACTTTATATGTCTTCTGTAATCGTTCAATTAGCTACCAAACAAGAAAAAGTTGGAAAATCTGATAACAAAGACGCTGAAGAGGATGCTACAGCTTTAGCTAAAGGTATAAATGGTTTAACTATCAGGGCTTTCTGTGTGAAAAATAGATTTTCTATTCCGTTCTTGGAGACTGAAATGTATTTAAATTTTAAGACTGGTTTGAATGAATTGTCTGGTTTATTGGAAATGGCAGAAGGTTATAATGTTTTACAAAAACAAGGTCATCGTTACGTTTTTAACGATGAAGTTTTGGGTTTTTATAAAGATTGGAAAAATGATGAAAATGTGTGGAATAAATTTTTACCACTTTTGGATGAAACTTTGAAAAAAGAATTGAGATTTAAAAAGGAATAATATTATGTATATATCAACTTGGGTATCAAAAAAATCACCTATAATGGAAGAAATCAGATTAGCTTTGAAGAAAAAAGCTGGCAAGGGAGAGCCTTCATTGTCTAGAAGAGAAGCTAATAGAACTTGGAGAGAAGACGTATTGGGCATATTGTCCGATGAACAAAAAAGAGAAAGAAAGAATAAAAATAGAGAGAGAAATAATAGAAGTAAGAAAATAATTCAAATAGAGGAGGAATAATATGAAATTCTTAAAATTGGGTAAGGATCTTGATCTTCATGCTCCAGATCAACATGGTCACAGTTTTAATATAAAAAGATATTATGAGTTGGAATATGGGTATGAATCTTCTTCTTTAAATATTTTTCAATATTTTGATATATCTCTTTTGGAGTATTTCTTCTCCAATTTTGAGTTTATATATCATTCTACCATAACTTTAAACGTGAAGGGTTTTGATGATAAATTAACTAAAGATAATTTTTTAAACTTCTTGAATGTAAAAAAAAGACCCAATTTTTATTTTAAACATGATGACTCTATTATAGTTTTGAGCATAGTTGATAATGATAATCAAGACGGATGTGAAAATTCGGAAGATGTTTTAAACGACAACTATGTTCAGCAAATGATAGATGATGAAGAAGAGGAATCTTCTTTAAACATAAAAAATGTTTATAAAAATATAAACAAAATGAATTCTAAGATACATGTTTCGCTTCATTATCCTAGTAATAAAATTTTTGATTCTTGGATGAAAGACTTTTCTTTCTTACAGAAGTATGTATTGGCAGACACTAAAAAAAATCAAGTTTGCGTATTGATGAAGAATCAATATGGTGAATATGATTTTGAACCTTTGAACATAAAAGTTCCCAAAATAAATTTGGAATTGAATTATGGTCAAAGTTTTGGTAGTATATATGATAAAATTGTAAATAAGCTCTCCAATATCAATAAAGGTCTTTATATGTTCCATGGACCGCCAGGTACTGGTAAAAGCAGCTTCATTAAACATTTGACTTCCGTTATAGATAAAGAGTTCATATTTATACCAGCAACTTTTTTGGAAAAATTTATTTCCGATCCAGATTTATTCTCCATTCTTATCAGAAGAAAAAAGTGCATATTAATTTTAGAAGATGCTGAAAAGATTTTAATATCTAGGGACGATCAAGAGAATCAATTCATATCGACTTTACTCAACATTTCAGATGGTATATTGTCTGATATTCTTGAGGCTTCTATAATTTTAACTTTTAATTGTGAACACACTAAAATAGATAAAGCCTTGCGTAGAAAGGGTAGAACTATGATTGATTATAAATTCGACAAATTGAAAGTTGAAGAGGCTAAAAAGATGGCGAAATATTTAAATTTGTCTGAAGAGTTATTGAATAGCATAAATGAGCCAATGACTTTGAGTGAGATTTATAACATGAGTGATGATAATAAATTCTATAATGAAGACGATAATAAGAGTAAAGTTATAGGGTTTGGAGTTAAATGATATGATATATGGATCTAGTAGTAGGAAAAATTTTATAAAATTAAAGAATGTAAATAAAATTTCAAAATCTGATGATGTTTCAATGTTGTTGATATTGAAAGAAAGTTTTGATGTTTATAAGATCAATCATTTATCTAAAATGAAACAACCTCCTTCCTCCAATAAGGATGTTATTGCTTACTATGGGATAAATTCTCCAAATATTTCAAATGTTTTGGAGTCTAAAAAAATGCCTCCATTTTTTTATGAAAATTGGATTGTTGCTTTTTCTGGAGAAATGTTGAACGTCAATACTATATCTAATGTTTTTGAAAATTGTGATTTTTTAATACCAGACAATAATTCGTGTTTAATAAATTGTATGTTAAATTTCATGCAACGAAACATTAAAAATGAGGTTGATGTTCTAAAGGAAGTTTTTTGTTTAATTGAGGGTTCTTATTCTTGTTGGATTTTTAACATTAAAACTAAAAATTGTTTTTTATTAAAATGCAATTCGGATTTATATGCAAATATATATGATAATGATTTTTCAACAAAAGAAATTAATGGTTTTGAGCTATTAAATGATGGTGAGATATATCAATTGACCAAAGAAGGTATAACTTCTGTGGCGTATTTCGACTGTAGTTTATATTGATTAATAGTTAGATGATCTAAAATCTTCATCATCTTTTCTAAAATCTGTACCCATGTCTCTGATTATATCTTCCCACTTACCCTTTAGTTCTTGTTTTTTCCAGTCTTGTTCTCTTTCATCAGAGTCGTCAAATTCCGAATAGTCATCATCTTCGAAAGACTGAAGAACGTCTGGTTCTTTATCTGGATCAAAATCTTCAAACTTATCATCATCCATTTCTTCTTCGCTAATAGCGTTTAGTTCTATCAATTTATCGTAAATTGATAGAGGTGATGCGGTGATAATCCCCTCTTCATCATTTGTTGAAGAGTTTACTCTTTCTATAGCTTTTTTGATAGCGGATAAAATATCGACATCTTCCGTTACATTTGGAATATTTCTAAGAATTTCTCTAAGCTTTGGTCCAATATTCGTACTCAAATCTTCTGCTTTTACAACAACTTTTCTTTTAGGTTTTTCCTCTTGTTCTGTATCATTACCTTCTAAGTCAATATTTTCAGCATCATTATCCAAATCTCCCGTATCTATGTCATTTTCCACACTTGATTCTATATCACCAGTGTTGTCTTTCTCGTTATCGTTCTCATCAGAAACACTATCTTTGAACTTTTTTAAAATTTCTTCTCTATAGGATTCGAATATTGCTACTTGATCATTATTTCTCATATTTGTTGAATTATTTAGTTTTTGGGTTACAATAATCTCAATGAAAATTGTAGCTTGTAGTATAACCAGAGAACATGATCCTTGTCAAACAAAAATTTTTAAAACTTTTCAAAAAATAAACCAATACCACCCTTCTAAAAAAATAGAATTAAAATTAAAATGTGGTAACTTCACCATGGGGTTGAGTGAATATTATAATAATTGTATTGACAATTACGCTGAAAGTTGCGACTATATGGTTCTTGTTCACGATGACGTTGAATTTATTAATATGGATTTACATTACCAAATAGAGAAATCTATGGAATTTTACGATATAGTAGGTGTCGCTGGATGCTCCAACCCAAAAATTGGGGATACGAATCTTTGGCATTTGATGAGCGAGAAGCAAAATTTAAAAGGATTTGCGGGGCATAACTGTAAGGAAACGTTGAACGAATACTATATTACTGCTTTTGGGGCATCTCCATCTAGAGTTGCCATGATAGATGGCGTTTTTATGGTTATTAAGTGTGATAAAATTTTAAAAACAAAAACTAGGTTTGATGAGAGTTTCAAATTCCATCATTATGATCTGGATTTTAGTCTTTCTAGTAATTTGAATAGGTTAAAAATTGGTGTTTGGCCGATACTAATCGATCATTCATCGCCAGGTCTAAGATCATTTAATGAGAGTTGGAAAACTTCAAACGAATATTTTAAACAAAAATGGATAAAGAAATAACAAAAATAGATTTGGACTTTTATGAAAAAGTCGTAATATATAATTGCCTGTTCAACTCTGAATATTTGGCATCTGTAATAGATCATTTGAATGTTGATTTATTTTCTGATAAAGATATTAAATCGAGTATAGGTATTATAAAAGATTTCTATTTAAAACGTAGTGAAATTCCTACAATTACTGAAATTAAAACATATTTAAATGATCCAGATCTTAAACAATCTTTTAAAAACGTTTTAACCAAATTGGACGAATTAGACAATGTTAAATTTAACAGAGATGAGCTTTATGAAAATACTGAAATATTTCTAAAAGAAAAATCCGTATATAAAGTTTTATTAGAAGCTGCTCAGAAAATAGATAACAATAAATTAGACTCTTCCGATCTTTTAATGAAGATGGAAAAGGCTGTTAGTATAAATCTTTCAAATTCCATGGGTTTGAGTTTATTGGACGATGTTGATTATTTCATTACAGAAATGTCGAAAAATGAATCCAAAATATCCAGTGGGTGGAAATGGCTGGATAATAAAATAAGTGGTGGGTTCGCTGAGAACGGTAGAGCATTATACGTTTTTATAGGTGAAACGAATGTTGGTAAGTCTATATTTTTAGGGAATGTTGCCGCAAACGTTGCAATGCAAGGAAAAACGGCACTTGTCATATCTCTAGAAATGTCGGAGATAATGTATGGAATGAGATTTGCATCCAATTTGACCAAGATACCGATGTTTGAATTGAAGAAAGACGTATCTATTTTAAGAAATGAATTATTAGATTTGAAGACTAAAAATAAAAAATCTAAAATTTTAATTAAAGAATTCCCACCATCAACGTTATCCACTTTCCAAGTTTCAGCATATATCAAAAAGTTGCAACAAAATGGTATAAAAGTGGATTGTTTAGTATTGGATTATTTAAATTTGATGGATAGTTCCAAGGGTACTAATATGTATGAAAGGATCAAATACATATCAGAACAATTGAGAGCTATTTCTTACAAATATAGCATACCTGTCATTACAGCTTCTCAAATTAATAGATCTGGTTATAATTCATCAAATCCTAGTTTGGAAACAATATCCGAGGGTATTAGCTTGGCGAATACCGCCGATTGTATTTTCAATATATGGCAATCGGATGAGGATAAAGACATGGGTGTTATAAACATGGGTATAGCTAAAAATCGCTTTGGTCCGAATTTCGGATCTACTATATTAAAAATTGATTATACCACACTCACTTTGGAAGAGGATGATTTGAGAAACGACACTAGCGAGTTGGCAGAATTTAGTAAATCAATAAAAGAACTTGAAGATTAAAAATATATTGATAAATTATATATAACAATATAAACAAATGGATAATATTAAAAAGATACACGTATTTACACATGCAGATTTGGACGGAAGTGCTTCTTATTTGGTATTATCTTGGTATATGTGGAATAGTCCAACATATGTTTTATGTACACATGATTCGTTGAGATCTACGGTGTCGAAATGGTTGTTGAAAAATAAAATAGAAGATTACGATGCTGTTTATTTTTTAGGTTTGGATACTTGCGATATATGTGATTTGATAGATTATAAAAAAGTATATGTATTGGATCATCATCAAGAGGCTAACAGGTGTAAAGATCTTTATAAGAATTTGAACATTGAACTTTTTGAATATGGTTCTAGTGTTTTGGGTGTATATAGATATTTTAAAAATAAATATCAAGATAGAAAAATAACGGCAAATCAAAGAAAATTTGTAGCTTTGGTGGATGATTACATTTCTTATAGACTTTTAGAAAAGGATTTATCTATTGGATTGAATATGTTATACTGGAATTATCAAGGGGATAAACTTCAAAAGTTGAAAAAAGATTTTAACGATGGCTTCTCTCATCTTTCAGATGATCAAATTAAGATAATTGATTTCTATAAACAAAAAATACATAAAATAGTACAGGATGCCGATTTTTATGTTGGCGATTTTAAAATTCAAGGAGTTTTTAGAAAAATCATAGCTACTTTTGCGGATACTTGTGTCAATGAGGTTGCTTCAGAATTGACAAATATGGGATATGAAATCGCTGTGATCGTGAATACCAAAACTCAAAAGGTGAGTTTTAGGAAAAATCATTTTTCCAATGTTGATTTACCGAAAATAGCTAAAACTTTAGCCGATGGTGGGGGTTATAAAAACATGGCTGGTGGATTACTTAATGATAAATTTATGAATTTTACAAAACTTTTAAAAAAACATGACATTGGAAAAAGAATATAAAGAGATTGAACATATTTTCAACTCCTTTTGTAGTTTTATGTGTATCATAAACAACAAGAAGATGAATTATGCTTCTATTTTACTTTTATACATACAAGATAAAAAAATAAGAGAATTTTTTAAGATGCTACATAATGTTGATAATGATATGTCTGCTGTTAAGATTTTTTTAGAACAAGATCCGAGTCTTCATAAATCGAAATATATTATGAAGTTTATAAATAACAAAAAAAATAAAAAAATTCTAGAAGCTTTAAAGTGAAAGATATAGAAGATATATATAACACTCACTTACGTATAAGTAGGAGTAAAAAAAATCTACCTTTTACTTTGAAAAAAGATTTTTCGAAGATAGAAGAACATGAAAAATATGCTGTCTTGTTGAAATTGAAAAATTTCTTTGAAAGAAATTCCTATGTTAACATGAGTGATTTCATGGAAGCTCCCTACATTGTGTATGAGGACGAAAGTTATTTTGATTTGGATTTTTATTTAACACAAAAAGCTGTTAAGAGCTATAATCTATATAGAAGAAAAAAGACATATTCTGAACCAGATTCTGAAATTCAAAAGAAAGCTGTAACTGATGGGCTTATGTTTATCTACAGATTTTGCAAGGATCATGATTTAAATATTGAAGAATATTTCCACCATAAAAACGGTGCTATCAATACTATTTTTTTACACTTGAAACAGAAAAATATATCTATTTATAACTGTTTAGCTTATGAAAATTTTCAAACAATATTGAACCAAAACAATTATGAATTGTTAGAATTTATGCTTGGAGATGTAATCTCTAAAATTTCTATTTTTAGGACAAAATTTTACATATCAAAGTCTTGTAAAAAAATTTCAATCGAAGGTCTAAAAATAATAAAAGAAAAGCTTGCAAAAGAAAAAAAATAACGTAATATCTAAAAAGTATATGAATACATACACCAACAAAATGTTCAACAGCATCAAAGACGCACTGCAAAAAAATTCAACTCAATCGAGTGGAAGAAACATTCTCAAGTTTGAGAAAGACAAGACGTATACCATTCGTCTCATTCCTAATATCAATAATCCAGAGAAGACATTCTTCCACTATTACACATATGACTGGACTTCTTATGGTAATGGTCAATACACCACCGCATTGTCTCCAGCAACCTTTGGTCAAAAGTGCGTGATTACAGATACAAAGTATCGTTTATTGAGGAATGGTTCAGATGAGGAAAAGCAAAAGGCTGATTTGCTCAGAAGGAATGAACGTTGGCTCGTAAATGCATATGTAGTGGACGATCCTACCAATCCTGACAATAATGGATGTGTCAAGATTATGCGTTATGGTAAACAGTTGCATAAGATTATTTCTGATGCTATTGATGGTGAGGGTTCTGAGGATTATGGCGCTAGGATTTTCGATCTATCTGAAAATGGCGTTAACTTGAAGGTTAAGTGTGAACAGCAAGGTGATTACATTACATATGTCTCTTCTAAGTTTAGTTTACCTAGAAAGATTGAAGGTCTTGATGACGCTAAGGCTGAAAAGTTATACTCTTCGATTTTTGATTTGGAGTCTATCGTACCAACCAAATCTAATGAGGAGTTGGTTGCTGTTTTGGATGAGCATTTTTTCGCAAAGCCAACTCTTATTTCAGAGAAAAAAGTTGTTAGTTTCTCTGAAGAGGAATCTTCTTCAAATATTTAT